CCTCGGTGGCCTCGCAACTGCCTGAGCAAGTGGCCGCTGGCCTGGGCCAAGCCATCGGCTCGCTGCAGCTGGCCGCCAAGCTGGATGAGGCCTTACCTCAGACCTCGGCCTCGGGCAGCGATGCCCCTGGCGGTGATGCCACCAGCACGGCCAGCAACCAGGACGCCACCACGGCCACCACCGAGCAGACCGGCAACCAAGGCACCGAGGCCGCTGCTGATGCAGCAGCCCAGGGCACTGGCGCTGCGGATGGTTCGGACGCCGATGCCGCCGCCGCTGGCTCTGCGCCTGCCGGTGACGTAGCAGGTGACCCGGCCCAGGCTGACACGGCTGCTGCAGCACTTGCTGCCCCTGCCACCAAGGCCCGGACCACCAAGGCCAAGGCCTGATCGAGCAACCCCCTGACCACTGAAAGGGTCTGAACCATGAAGACGGAAAAAGTCCTGAACATCGAGAGCGTGAAGGCCACCACGGCCATCGTCAAAAACCGCTATGTGCGCGCCACGGGCGCCCAGGCTGCAGCCGGTGAGCAAGTGCTGGGCGTGGCCGATCTTGAAGCTGCTATCGGCGCCCAAACTAGCGTGAAGACCCACGGCATCATCCTGGTCGAGGCCGGTGCTGCTGTGGCCGCCGAGGCCCGTGTGCAGTCCGACGCCTCGGGCCGTGCCATCACCCTGGCCGCTGGCAAGGATGCTGGCTTCGCGCTGGACGCCGCCACGGCTGCTGGCAATCTGATCCGCATCAAGCTCTGATCGGGCCCGGCCATGTACCTGACCGCCCAGGAGTTCATCGACCGCTACACGCAGCGCGAAGCCCTGCTGTTGACTGCCGAAGGCAACAGCAGCACGGTGGACACGGTGCGCCTGGAGCGCGGGCTGGCTGACGCCAGCAGCATGGTCGATGGCTACCTGGCGCGCAGGTTCCAGCTGCCCCTGGTGAGCGTGGCCACGCTGCAGCCTGTGGTGCCTGATGTGATCAAGCGCCTCACAGGCGACGTTGCCCGCTACCTGCTCACGGGCACTCACGTACGTGAGACAGACGCGATTCGCAACCGCTACAACGACGCCATCAAGCAGCTGGATCACATTGCCAACGGCACGGTGTCGATGGGTGTGGAACTGGTGCTGATGTCGTCGCCCTCGGCTCCCACGGGCGGGGCCTCGGCCGTGCGCTCGGGTGGCCGTGCCTTTGGTGATGACGTGCTGGCGGGCATGTGATGTCTGACACCTCGCCCATCAAGCTGATCGAGACCGCCCTGGTCAGCACGCTCAAGGCAGGCCTGCCCGATGTGCTGGTCGAGTCCTATGCGGGCCAGCTGGACGACGAGAACAGCGAATGGCTGCGCCGCCTGCCTTGCGTTTGGATCACGTTTGAACGCACCACCAGCGTCAAGCGCGTGGCCTTGCGAAAGTTCCGCAGCAAGGTGCGCTTTCAGATCATGGCTGCCCAGCGTGTGCTGGGCCCTGAGCCTTCAGGCCGCCTGGGTGGCCTGGGCCAGGTGGGTGTGTATGAGCTGCTGGACGAGCACGTCAAGCGCCTGGTGGTGGACAACAAGCTGGGCCTGGCCATTGACCCCGTCGAGCCGCGTGGCCTGGCGATGGTGATGCAGGGCTACTTCGGCAACGACGCCGTGGCGGTGATGTCCTTCGCCATCGAATCGGGCTATGTGGAGACCATCGCCGACCCCGCCGAGGTGGGCGAGTTCAACAGCCTGGGCATCAAGTACTTCCTCAAACCCGGTGACGACGTGGCCGATGCGGCCGACGAAGTGACCCTCCAACCCTGAGCAAACCATGAGAGTCAAAGCTGCCCCCGGCCTGCAGGTGCCGCATGAGTTCGACCCACGCACCTACATCAACGACAAGGATGAGGACGCTGTGGAGATGCCGCAAACGCCCTATTACATCCGCCGCTTCGCGGCCGGTGAGCTGGTGGATGCCGAGCCTGTGGCCAAGGCCGTGAAGGTTTCGGCCAAAGGTGGTGCGCAATGAAGAGCGCCAAAGTTCTGATCTCTGGGCTTTCGAGCAGAGCAATGATGGCCGCCCTCATGGCTGGCCTTGCATCGACGGGCCTGGCAGTCGGTGCACAGCGAGACCTGGGCGTGGTCACCGAGCGGACCAGCCGCCGCACAGGCAGCAAGCCCAAGCAGCTGCCTCGCAAAGAAAGCCAACTGCGCCTGCAGGCTGCGCAGGCCAAACGCGATCGCCGTGCATTGCGCAACCTGCGCATCAAGGCCAACGGCGGCTACGGCCGCTGATTCACGCACCCACCACCGCACGACCAGGAGCACCACATGGCGAGCCAGAACATCACCTTTGACACGATCCCGGCCAGCATCCGCAAGCCCGGCAAGTACTTCGAGTTCAACACCAAGCTGGCAGTGCGCACGCTGCCCAGCAACAAGCAGCGCCTGGAGATCATCGGCCAGCGCCTGGCTGCGGGCTTGGCGCCTGTGGGTCTGCCCTTCAAGGTGTTCGACGGTGAGACGGCAGCCTCGATGTTCGGCCGTGGCTCGCAGCTGCACCTCATGATCATTGCAGCCATCACGGCCAACCGCTATGTCGAGATCACGGCCATTGCCGTTGACGACAACGCCGCCGGCGCCGCTGCCACCAACACCCACACATTCACGGGCACCACCACGGCCGCTGGCCTGGTCACGGTGAGCTGTGGCAGCCGGGCCATCGAGGTGGCCATTGACACCGGCAAGACCGCTGCGCAGGTGGCCACCGCTGTGCAGGCCGAGCTGGCCAAGCAAACCAATTGGCCTGTGACCTATGCCGTGGCCGCTGGCGTGATCACCGCCACCAACAAGCACAAGGGCACAGTGGGCAACACCATCAAGATGGACGCCAGCACCACCGCACCCGGCCTGGCCGTGGCCACCACGCAGCCCTCGGGCGGCCTGGTGGATCCAGACCTGACCAACACGCTGGCCGCTGCCTTCACAGCCACTGAAGAGATCCTGGTCGTGCCGTATGGCTCCCAGACAGCCCTGACCGCACTGCGCACGCACCTGAACGACCGCAGCTCTGCCATCGAGCAGCGTGGGGCGGTGGGTGTGTATGCCAGCACCGGCACCTTGTCGGCCGCGACCATGCTGGCGGGCCAACTCAACGCGGGCCGCCTGGTCGGTGCTCTGCTGCCTGGCAGTGCATCGCCTGGCTATGAGATCGCCGCAGCCATGGCCTCGGTGGTCGCCTTCGAAGAAGACCCGGCCATGCCGCTGAACACCCTGGTGCTCACTGGCATCGCTTCGCCCAACTTGGCCAGCCGCCTGGGTCGCACCGAACACGAGGTGTGCTTGTCCAACGGCGTGACGCCGCTGGAAGTGGGCCCTGGTGACCAGGTGCAGATCGTTCGGGCGGTGACCACCTACACCGTCAACGCCGAAGGTACGACCGACATCTCGCTGCTCGATGTCACCACCATCCGCACGCTGGACTTTGTCCGCAAGTCGGTACGCGAGCGCTTGAGCCTGCGCTTCCCCCGTGGCAAGAAGACGAAGCGCAACAAGGCCAAGGTGCGCAGCGAAGTGTTGGATGTGCTCTTCAAGTTGGAAGAGCTGGAGATCATCGAAAACGTCGAAGAGAACAAGGCGGGGGTTTTGGTCGAGGACGACTTGCAAGACCCCAACCGCCTGGACATCCGCATCCCGTGTGACGTGGTCAACGGCCTGCATGTGATCGCTGCACGCATCGACCTGCTGCTCTGAACCCGCCTGAAACCTGCATTTGAAAGGGCTACAAAATGGCTTTGGAAGAATTCGTCGGCGCCATCACCCTGGAATGGGACGGGCGCGATATTGACTGTGTGAGCCTGCAGGCTCGCGAGAGCACGGGCCGAAAACTGGTCAAGACCATGAGCAAGACCGGCAACGCGGCCGGGTTTGTCAAGGGCGTGAAACAGTACGACCTGACCGTGGTGGTGGTCGTCCCCGCAGACGGCAATGAGCCCAAGTGGGCCGACCTGGAAGGCGCCAAGCTCACGCAGGAGCCCATCGCGGGTGGCCAGCGCGTGAGCTATCTCGATTGCTTTTCGACCGACGTGAGCGAGTCGTATGAGGTGGAGGGCGAAGCCCGCCGCACCATCCAGCTGCACGCCATCAAGAAGGTCGAGGAGTAAGCCATGGGCAGCATTACCACCTCGGGCACCCTGCCCATTGGCGTCACCATTGAAGGCGTGACGCACCGCGCCTATGTGCTGCGTGGCGCACTGGTCAGCGACAACATCAAGGCTACCGATGAACTGGTTGCTCGGGGCGAGAACCCTGATCAGTTGCGCATTGCCACCGCACTGATGTCGTACCAATTGATCAAGTTGGGCAACTTGGTCACACAAGAAGCCGCAGAGAAGACCGGAGTGAAGCCGGAAGTGACCGTCGATGTGATGCGTGGCCTCCACATCGCCGATTGGAACCACCTGGACAAGGAAAGCGCAGCTCTTGAAAAAAAGTTGCTGGGCGTCGATCAGACGCCAACGCCAGCTGGTGGCTCCACGTCCTTGCCTGGTGCGGACGAAACCGCATTGACCCTGACCACCTGAAGGGTCTGCACATGTCGGACTTGGCCTGGTTGATTCACCAGGTCACGCCACCGC